GGTGAAGCTGCGAAACGGGGCGTAGGTGCAGGAGCAAACCAGCTACCGGATATGAGCATGTTTACTATGTATGGCACGTTAAACGTTTTTTCAGCCATTAATATTGCGGGTAAAAAACGAGTAATGGAGGGCTCGGCCACCGTCTCAATGAGTAATGGCGTTGGAACATTTACCCTTCCTTTGGCATTTGCAGCAGAGGGTTTTACTTTCATAGCTCAGGATATAGGACAGGGCGTATATACCCTTTCCTGCCAGCCTTACAACACTAATAAAGTGACGATGTACGCGAAATCTGCAGGTGTGGATGCTAATGGCGTCATTTACTTTAAATTCTTAGCGATGGGGTCTATCTGATATGTTCTATTCAAATGAATCAGGATTTACCCTCCAACAAGTGCATGAAGACCAGAAAGAAATCCCAGATTCATACTGGGAAGAGATGGTTATTGGGCAGGCTCAGGGGAAAGTTATCAGTACGGATCAGCAAGGTTTGCCGTATCTGGCAGATCCTCCACCGTTAACAAATGAGCAACTGGCTCTTATTGCTGAGGCCACAAAGGCTAATTTGATGGCAGAAGCGACTAGAGTTATAGCTCCATTAGAAGATGCCCAGAACTACGCAATGGCAACGGCTGAAGAATTATCAAGTTTAGAGGCGTGGCAGAAATACAGGGTCATGCTCTTTCGGGTAAATACCTCTTCAGCACCCGATATTGAATGGCCAATCACTCCGAAAACATAACCCTTCAGCGGTGCTCAGGGAAAAATTTAAAGCCTGGTGAACACAGCCATTTCTATTTGTGAGGATAAGTATTATCTGTAGCAGTTAGCATGAACACTATTAAGGATAATAACCGGCCTCACCGCTCGAAAAATTTAATGGCGCGTCATTATCCGTGATGTATACATGCAAAAAATCTGGATATGTCACGGTAATTTTTCCTTTAGCAAATTCGAATCCCGATGCTCCCCAGATGATAGCCCGTCGCAGGAATTCCTCTGCGGCGGGAGATACCTCAACTGAATCCTGCGGCTTTTCCATCGCCTTTAAAAAAAAGCCCATCTCTGTCGGACTGAAATAAAGATTTGCCATATCAATACCCCGTAGATTCAAAGTGAATGGTAGGAGCCTCACCAGGAATGTTTGTCGTATAAGCAACCGTGAAGCGCGTTTTTGATACATCGTTGCCGGTATCAGTATCCCTGTGGACGGCTATAGATCTGCCCGCCATCGATCCCTGTGTTGTATAGGAAGGGCTGGCGAGAGTCGCAAGCGTAGATACCTGCGCGCCCGGATACTGCCTCGGAAAAGCGACTCGATAATAGTGAGTATAAAAATCCACGCCACCAATGGTCTGTTTATTGAAGCTGCCGACAGGTGCCAGCGTGACGGTACCAAACTGCCTGATCATGCCATTAGGCAGCATTGACCAGCCGTTCTGCCCATTGCGTGAATAGCCGAAGGTGGACATATCAGGCAGTTGCTTATCACCGGTCCCGACATCGCGTTTTGCTGCTTCGCCCAAACCAAGGTTTTTGAGAAAGAAAATTGTGGCCCTGGTTAGTTTCCTGCTGGCACACTTCGCGGCTTTTAATAGGGTGCGTCCATGCTGATTGGCTATATCAGGGTATCAACAAGTGAGCAGAATACGGATTTACAGCGTAACGCGCTGATTAGCGCAAATTGCGACCTGATTTTAGAAGATAAAATAAGCGGCAAGTCCCGCGACAGGCCGGGGCTAAAAAAAGCACTCCGCGCACTCGGACGGGGTGACACGCTCGTCGTTTGGAAGCTGGACCGGTTGGGGCGCAGTATGCAGCATCTGGTTATGCTGACCGAGGAGCTACGCGAGAGAGGCGTCAACTTTCGCAGCCTGACGGACAGCATAGATACCAGCACGCCGATGGGGCGATTCTTTTTCCACGTTATGGGCGCGCTTGCCGAAATGGAGCGTGAGCTGATTGTGGAGCGAACCCGCGCCGGTCTGGCAGCCGCCCGCGAGAAAGGTCGCATTGGTGGCAGGCGGCGGCTAATGACGCCGGAAATCACGGAGCGCGCCCGGCGAATGCTGGCGCAGGGGGCCACGCTTCTCCAGGTGTCACTGGTGATCGGCGTATCGGTTAAAACGCTATACCGCTACATTCCCGCCTCAGAGCAACGGGCGCTGCGCTCGTCCGTTGTGTCATTGCCCATACAACAGCAAATCAGTGCCCCGAAGTGACATAGCGCCGACCATAGCGGAACCCCTTCACAGGAGAACCGCCATATGGCACAGGATTATCACCACGGCGTGCGCGTTGAGGAAATCAACGAGGGCACCCGAACCATCACCACCATCAGCACGGCGATTGTCGGCATGGTCTGCACCGGCGATGATGCCGACGCGGCCACATTCCCGCTTAACCGTCCGGTACTGCTGACCGACGTCCTCACCGCGAGCGGCAAGGCGGGCGAGTCCGGCACGCTGGCGCGCTCGCTGGACGCCATCGCCGATCAGGCGAAACCCGTCACCGTTGTGGTGCGCGTGCCGCAGGGCGAAACCGAGGCTGAAACTACCGCCAACATCATCGGCGGCGTGAGCAACGGCCAGCGCACCGGCATGAAGGCGCTGCTGGCCGCGCAGGCGGTGTGCGGCGTGAAGCCCCGTATCCTCGGCGTGCCCGGTCACGACACGCAGGCCGTTGCTACCGAGCTGCTGAGCGTGGCGCAGAGCCTGCGCGGCTTTGCCTACCTGTCGGCGTACGACTGTCAGAGCGTGGAAGAGGCGATTGCCTACCGCGCGAACTTCAGCCAGCGCGAGGGAATGCTCATCTGGCCGGACTTCATCAACTTTGACACCGTGCTGAAGGCGGACGCGACGGCCTTCGCCACCGCCCGCGCGCTCGGCCTGCGCGCCAAAATCGACGAGCAAACCGGCTGGCACAAATCCCTGTCGAACGTTGGCGTGAACGGCGTGACCGGCATTTCCAAAGACGTGTTCTGGGACCTGCAGGATCCGGCCACCGATTCCGGCCTGCTCAACCAGAACGACATCACCACGCTCATTCGTAAAGACGGTTTCCGCTTCTGGGGTTCCCGCTGCCTGAGCGACGACCCGCTGTTTGCGTTTGAGTGTTACACCCGCACCGCGCAGGTGCTGGCCGACACCATGGCCGAGGCGCACATGTGGGCGGTGGACGGCGCGCTGAATCCGTCGCTGGCCCGCGACATTATCGAGGGCATTCGCGCCAAGCTGCGCAGCCTCGTGAGTCAGGGCTATCTCATCGGCGCGGACTGCTGGCTGGACGAGAGCGTGAACGACAAGGACACGCTCAAGGCGGGCAAGCTGCTGATCGACTACGACTACACGCCGGTGCCGCCGCTGGAAAACCTGCTGCTGCGCCAGCGTATTTCCGATCAGTACCTGGTCGATTTCGCCAGCCGCGTCAGCGCATAAGGAGACTGAATCATGGCATTACCCCGCAAGCTCAAGCACCTCAACCTTTTCAACGCAGGCGACAACTGGCAGGGGCTGATCGAGTCCGTGACGCTGCCAAAAATCACCCGCAAGTTCGAAAAGTATCGCGGCGGCGGCATGGCCGGTGCGGTGGACATCGACATGGGCCTGGACGACGGCGCGCTGGATACGGAATTTACCTGCGGCGGCGTTGAGGCGAAGCTGTTCAAGCAGATGGGCACCCTGACCGTGGACGGCGTGCAGCTGCGCTTTACCGGCTCCATTCAGCGCGACGACACCGGCGAAGTGCAGGCGGTGGAGCTGGTCGTGCGTGGCCGCCACAAGGAGCTGGACTCCGGCGAGTGGAAGACCGGCGAATCCAGCACCACCAAAGTGTCCGGCACCAACAGCTACGCCAAGCTGACCATCAACGGCGAAGTGCTCTACGAGATTGACCTGGTGAACATGATTCACATTGTCGACGGCACGGACCTGATGGAAGCGCATCGCAACGCGCTCGGCCTGTAATCACTTCCGGCAGGGGATTCCCTGCCGTCATTTACCCTTTTAGCGAGACATCAACATGACCGACAAAACCACCGAAAAAACCGTTGAGCTGGACACCCCGATCCTGCGCGGTAAAACCGAGATTAAAAGCGTCGTCGTGCGCAAGCCGCAGTCCGGCGCGCTGCGCGGCACCCGACTGCAGGCGCTGATGGACATGGACGTAAACGCCATGATCACCGTGCTGCCGCGCGTCACCACTCCGGCGCTGACCACGCAGGAAATCACCGAGATGGACCCCGCCGATCTGGTGAGCCTGTCCGTTGAGGTGGTCACTTTTTTACTGAAGAAGTCGGTGCTGTCGGATTTAGCGACGGCCTGACGGTTGACGATCTGGTGGCGGACATCGCCACCATCTTTCACTGGCCGCCGTCCGTTACCGAGTTCATGACGCTGACCGAGGTACTGGAGTGGCGGCATAAGGCGATAATGCGACACGGGACCAGCGATGAGTGATAAAGACTTGCGCCTGCAGGTTGTTCTTAACGCGGTAGACAAACTGACCCGCCCCTTCCGTTCTGCCAAGGCCAGCACCCGCGAGCTGGCCGATTCCCTGCGCACCGCGCGCGCCAGCCTGAAGGACTTAGACGCGCAGGCCGCACGCATCGACGGCTTCCGCAAAGCCCGCTCGCAGCTCGCCATCACCGCGAATAACCTGAAGGGCGCGCGCGAAGAGGCGGCGAAACTGGCGACGCAGTTCAGCGCCACCAACCGGCCCACCGCCGCGCAGGCGAGGGTGCTGGAGCAGGCGAAGAACCGCGTGCGCGAGCTGCAGCAGAGCTATAACGGCCTGCTGGGTTCGGTGCAGCGCCAGCGCGCCGCCCTTACTGAATCTGGCGTTGATACTAAAAAACTCAGCCAGGCACAGCGCGATCTCAAAAGCCGCGCGGACGAGACGCGCGCGGCGATTGACCGTCAGCAGAAGTCGCTGAAGCGGCTCGGCGAGCAGCAGGCCAAAATCAAGGCGCTGCGGGAGCGCCACGCCCGATCGCTTGAGGTGCGCGATAAAATTGCCGGTGCCGGTGCGGCGACCACCGTGGCCGGGCTGGCGATGGGCGTGCCGGTGCTGGCCACCGTGAAATCCTCGGCGGACATGGAAGACGCTATGAAGGGCGTGGCAAAGCAGGTGAACGGCCTGCGCGACAACGACGGCAACCGCACGGCGCAGTTCTACGACATGCAGGCCGCCATCAAGGCCGCCAGCGAGCAGCTGCCGATGGACAACGGCGCGATTGACTACGCCGCGCTGGTTGAGGGCGGCGCGCGCATGGGCGTCACCAACCAGAACGATTCTTATGAGGACCAGAAGCGCGACCTGCTGGCGTTTGCCACCACGGCGGCGAAGGCGTCCACCGCGTTTGAGCTGCCCGCCGGTGAGCTGGCCGAGGGGCTGGGCAAGATTGCGCAGCTCTACAAAATCCCCACGCGCAACATCGAGCAGCTGGGCGACGCGCTGAACTACTTGGACGACAACGCGATGTCCAAAGGCTCGGACATCATCGACGTGCTGCAGCGCATGGGCGGCGTGGCGGACAGGCTGGACTACCGCAAGGCCGCAGCGCTCGGCTCCACGTTCCTGAGCCTCGGCGCAACGTCGGAAACCGCCGCCAGCGCGGCAAACGCCATGGTGCGTGAACTCTCCGTCGCCACCATGCAGGGCAAGACCTTTATGGGCGGCATGGAGCTGCTGAAGCTGGACCCGAAAGCCATTGAAAAGCAGATGACCACGGATGCGATGGGCACCATCCAGCGCGTGCTGGAGAAGGTGAACAACCTGCCCGCTGACAAGCGCCTGACCGCAATGACCATGGTGTTTGGCAAGGAGTTCGGCAAGGACGCGGCGAAGCTTGCCAACAACATGCCGGAGCTGCGGCGCCAGCTGCAGCTGACGCAGGGCAACGCGGCCAGCGGATCGATGCAGAAAGAATCGGACATCAACAAAGATTCACTTTCCGCGCAGTGGCTGCTGGTGAAAACCGGCGCGGCCAATACGCTGAGCAGCCTCGGCGACACCCTGCGCACGCCGCTTATGGAAATCATGGACGCGGTGAAGCGCGTCACCGGCACCATGCGCAGCTGGGTGGAGTCCAACCCCGAGCTGGTCGGCAGGCTGATGAAAATCGCCGCCGTGGTGGCAACGGTAACGCTGGCGCTCGGCACGCTCGCCGTGGGCATGGCCGCAGTGCTAGGTCCGATCCTGATGCTGCGCTTTGGATTAAGCATGCTCGGCCTGAAAGGGCTGGCGAAGCTCTCGCCGCTGCTGGGCGGGCTGGGCAAGGCGTTTGCAAAACTCGCGCCCGGCCTGGCGTCGTCCGGCGACGGCATCAAAAAGCTGTTCTCACTGTTCAGCGGCGGCGAGGCCGGGGAGTCGGTGAACTGGCTGGAGAAAATCCGCGACGCGCTGGCGTCCCTGCGCGGCGGTGACGATGAGGACGAGGGCGGCGGCATTCTGAACGCTTTCCGTGAGGGCGCGCTGGAAAAAATCAAGGAGAAGGCGCAGGACGCCGGGCAGACGCTGGTTGCGTCATTCCGTAACCCGATGGCCGGTGTGCGGGCGCTCGGCGCGCAGGTGCGCGGTCTGGCTGGTGCCGCCCTTGCGCCGCTGGCTGCGTCGGTGCGCAGTGCCGGTGGCGCGCTGATGTGGCTGGTGAAATCACCGTTTGCGTTGCTGCGCACGGTGCTGACGGGCGTGATTTGGGCGTTCGGCGCGCTGCTGAGTCCCGTCGGGCTGGCCGTGGCGGCGCTGGCCGGTGTGGCGCTTGTTATCTGGAAGTACTGGGCACCGATAAAAGCGTATTTAGGCGGCGTGGTGGACGGCTTCCGGACCGCCGCCGGACCCATCAGCGAGGCGTTTTCACCGCTGCAGCCGGTGTTTCAGTGGATTGGCGACAAGGTGCAGGCGCTGTTCGGCTGGTTTAAAGACCTGCTGACGCCGGTACATTCCACCGCCGACGAGCTGAAGAACGCCGCCGAAATGGGCAGGCAGTTCGGGCAGTGGCTGGCCGACGGCCTGAACATGGTGATGCATCCGCTGGACACGCTGAAGGCCGGGATCGGCGAGTTGCTGGATAAGTTCGGCCTCGTTAACAAGGCTGCGGCGGGTACGAAGCTGCCGGTGCCGCCGCAGGCCGCCAGCGCCAGCGGTGGCAGGGTAACGCTGCCAGCTGGCGGCTTCCCGGCATTTGCGGGCATGTACGACACCGGCGGCAACATTCCGGCAGGGCAGTTTGGCGTCGTGGGTGAGAACGGCCCGGAAATCGTCGGCGGGCCGGTGAGCGTGACGAGCCGCAGGCGCACCGCGCAGCTGGCCGCGATGGCGGCGATGACACTCGGCATGGCCGCCGGAACGGCGGAGGCGAAGCCGCTGCACCCACTGAGCCTGCCCGCGCAGAGCTACCGGCAGGACGCGCCGCGCCAGCAGGCCGCAGCAACTACCGCGCCCGTGAGCATTCACGCGCCGATCACCATCATGCAGCAGCCGGGACAGAGCGCGCAGGATGTGGCCGATGAAGTGATGCGCAGGCTGGAGGCGAAAGAGCGGCAGGCGCAGTCCCGCGCCCGTAGCAGCTACCGAGACCGTGGAGGATTTGAATCATGATGATGACGCTGGGCCTGTTTGTTTTCATGCTCAAGACGGTGCCGTATCAGGAGCTGCAGCTGCAGCGCAGCTGGCGCTTCCCGTCGAACAGCCGCGTGGGTGTGCGTCCCGCGCTGCAGTTCCTCGGACCGGATAACGACACCATTACGCTGTCCGGCGTGCTGCTGCCGGAAATCACCGGCGGCAGGCTGTCGCTGTTCGCGCTTGAGCAGATTGCCGAGCTGGGCCGCGCGTGGCCGCTGATTGAGGGTAGCGGCACCATTTACGGCATGTTCGTGATCGAGAGCCTGAGCCAGACCAAAGCGGAGTTCTTCAGCAACGGCGTATGCCGGCGCATTGAGTTTACGCTGTCGCTGAAGCGCACCGACGAATCGCTGGGTGAGATGTTCGGCAGCCTGAGCGATCAGCTGTCGGCCATGCAGGGCGCAGCCACCGAAGCCGCCGGTAAAGTGGGCGCCGCAGTGGGCGGACTGTTCTCATGATGGCGGGCAGCTGGATTAATGGGCAGGCGAACGCGCCTGCTTTCCGCCTGACACTTGCCGGGGCAGATGTTACGCAAAAGATAGAGCAGCGGCTCATCAGCCTGACGCTTACCGATAACCGCGGCTTCGAGGCGGACCAGCTGGACATCGAGCTGGACGACGCGGACGGCCAGCTGCTGATGCCGCGCCGGGGCGTTGAGCTGTCGCTGGCGCTCGGCTGGAAAGGCGAGGCACTTTTCCCGAAAGGCACCTACACCGTTGACGAAATCGAGCACAGCGGCACGCCGGACCGGCTGACCCTGCGCGCGCGTAGCGCGGACTTTCGCCAGACGCTCAACACGAAGCGAGAAAAGTCGTGGCACCAGACCAGCGTGGGCGAGGTGGTGAAAGAGATTGCCGGGCGGCACAAGCTCAAAACGGCGATGGGCGACGACGTGGCGAAGATGGCCGTGGATCATATCGACCAGACCAACGAGTCAGACGCCAGTTTCCTGATGCGCATTGCGAAACAGTGCGGCGCGGTGGCCTGCATCAAAAACGGTAATCTGCTGTTTATCCGGCAGGGGCAGGGAAAAACGGCCAGCGGTAAAGTGCTACCCGCCATCACCCTCGTGCGCAAGGACGGCGACGGCCACCGCTTTACGCTGGTTGACCGTGACGCCTATACCGGCGTGATCGCAAGCTGGCTGCACACCCGTGAGCCGGAGAAGAAGCCGGAAACCACGGTGAAGCGTAAGCGCCGCAAGCCCGCTGCGCAGAAGAAGGAGCCGGAGGCGAAGCAAGGCGACTATCTGATCGGCACAGATGAGAACGTCCTGGTGCTGAGCCGCACTTATGCGAGCCGGGCTAACGCAGAACGCGCCGCAAAAATGCAGTGGGAGCGGCTCCAGCGTGGCGTGGCGACGTTCTCTATACAGCTGGCGCGTGGTCGCGCAGATCTCTACACGGAAATGCCGGTGAAGGTGAGTGGGTTTAAACAGCAGATTGATGCCGGGGAGTGGATTATCACGACGCTGACGCACGGACTAAGTGCAGAGAACGGATTTACAACAAGTATTGAGCTTGAAGTGAAAATAGATTCACTTGAAATGGAATAGTGCTATCTCAAAATGGTTAAATTGGATAATATTAATCTCAATTGGGGTTTGGAGACGACATCATGATGAATTGCCCTTTGTGTGGGAATGCCGCACATACCCGTAGCAGCTTTCAAGTATCAGCAACGACTAAAGAGCGCTATAACCAGTGCCAAAATATTAATTGCAGCTGCACGTTTAAATCTCATGAAACGGTTTCTGAGATCATTATGAAACCGGGTAGCGTTAAACCTGTGCCGCCGCATCCGGGAAGAAATCAGCAGCAACCATTGTGGCTATGATCGCTGCTATTCCTCTTGGCAATTTAAGCTCAGCCCTTAATTGTTATCTGAATATCATCCTCATTAACGCCAAAATATAAAGCTAGTCCTGCTTTAGCCTCCTTTAGAGTCAATGGATTGACCACATTTTCACCATCTTCATCTTCGTATTCATCATTTGTTTTTGCCTTGCTTGAAGCTGATGCATTTACTTTTGAAACAGGTTTGAAGTCGAGTTCAGTCACTACGATCCCAAATTCTTCCAAGTTTCGATAAGAGACAGGATTACGATTACCATCCCATTGCTCAGGGATATCAATTTCAGCATAAGAATCGATATTAATAATCCATCGTTTGGGATTTTCCGGGGCTCTGCTCACTCCCGATATATGACCGACCATGAATGCATGGTGATGCTTTGCTTCTTGAGAACCCCAGTCCTTTTTCGAATTTTGCACACAAACTAAGTATTGGTGCTTTGCTGCATGGCTGGCATCCAATCTCCAAGCTTGGCTCCCACCGGTATTCAATATTTCTGTGATTCCACGAGCTGTAAGTACAGTGATGCAGTTAGTTTTTGCCAT